TGCGAGAAGAGGGGTCGAGTTATAAAGCTGTACAACCAGCTTCGGGATGAATGCCCTACGAGTGACGTAAGTTAACTCAGTGTACTGAGTTGATCCCGTTGCCGGTAGAATTCCGCCACCAATAGGCATAACGATCTCCGGTGAGGTTTACAAACCAATAGGACGAGTCGGTCGCCGCAAATCTTGCAACGCATTGACCGCTTCGTTTCTTGCTGCTGTGATTGGGTTCTTCCAATACTTATTCAGATCAAACTTCTGAATAATTTGTGGATTGTACCCAGAAGGCGTGGGTGTCGCGGCTTGCTTCATCCACTCGTGATACTCAGCGGCGGTCTCGTGATTAGTGATCCCGCGCTCAAGCATGATCTTTTCAATGCCCTTGATGTCATCGTCAGAACTTGCCAAGCCCTTCTGCTTCAACGAATTGCGACGCTTTTGCAGTTCTTCCACGGCGTCGCGCTCTCGGAGTTTGTTCTCCAGAGATTGGACTCGTGCTTCTGCTGCGGAGATCGCGTTGTTGGTGTGATCTTCAATTTCCAGTTCTGGAATGGGAAGATCAGGCTTAACCTTCTTGGTCATCCGCAAAAATTCTTTGCGAGTGGAAGGATTCTCAGCCAGTTGCTGTGCCAATGCCGCGAGTTCGTCGCGGGCATCAACTGATAGATTTTCAAGAGACATTGTTACCCTCGTTACAATGTGGTTTAGATAACTTTCTTGCCGTCAGCAGGCTTGTGCACTGCCATCTTGTTCTTAGAAAGATCAGATGGCTTGTCAAGACCGCCAAAACGCGAGAAGCGTGGCGTGTTTACGATCTGGCCGTTTTCCTGACGATCATCAGTTGGGCGGCGAGGAGCAGAAGCTCCGCGTGGCTTAAAAAGATCCATTGCTTATCCTAGTCCAGGGGGTTTTGGCGCACCTGCGCCAGGGGGCGTCATTCCCGGAGGCGGGGCTGACTGAATTGCACGGGACTCAGGAGTCATGCCGCCTGCTTTAGGTAGCGTCTGCAACATTTGCAGAATCTCTGACTGCTGGAGTTCTCCTGTTTCATTACGCTTTCCACCCAACAAACCACCAAGTTTGCGAGAGGCTTCCATGATTGCCTTGCCTTCGTCCGACTCTGCTCCAACTGCGGGGAGAGATTGGTCGAGCAAATCAAGAGCAATAGAGATATTGATCATTGCGGCTTCACGAGTACCCATCTGTTTTTCAGGGGTAGACATTGGTGAAGCCATAGGAGGCGTCTCAGGAGATGATGCTCCCGGAGACGGAGGAGTTGGGGTAGGCGCACCGGCACTTCGGTCACCTTTCATCAACTCCATCAATTTATCTGCTGGTACGCTCATGTGCGACCTTTTATACCCAATTACAATTTAAGTCAAGTGGGAGGCTCATCGCCCACCTCCCGCAGGCCGGTTCAAAAACCTGTTACGTTCGGATTACTTCCGACCTTTACGACCACGACGTGCCATGACGATCTCCTGGTTGCGGGGCCACTTGAAAGGGCAAGCAGCCATACCCATCAAACTCTTTAGCCGGGATTACCGGCGGGTCTTGCGACCGCGCTTGTGTGCTTTGTACATTGCAATTACCTTCGTGTGTAGTCACGGGCCATGCGGGAACTATTTCCAGCAGAACCCATCCTATTCGTCTGTGTGCGGTACGTCAAGGATGGAGTTGCTTGACGTTGATCTAATGATTTAGAAGTGACGCGGGGTTGATCGCCACTCTTTTGATAGCCTTGAGTAACCATTACTTCTCCTTAGGAGGCTGCATAGCCGCTTGCTGGGCTTGTGCCGCTTCCATTTTCTTGAGACGGTCTTTCAATTGCTGCTTCATGGGTGGTTCAAGCAAGTCTAGCAAGGATTCCTTGTCAATGACTTGTGCTTTGAACAGATTGAACGCTAATTGGCGCAAATCTTCCATGAAAATGGGTGAATTGCTGTGTGCATCCACTTTTACAGCGTAATTCTTGGGCAATTGCTCGGCAATAAACCGATTGCCACGAGTATCCGTGTAATGCGTGTTTGGATACGCTTGCATGAGCTTTAGATAGAGAGTCGCCATCTTTTCTAGCGAATCTTCGATGACAAGCGCCCGTTTCTTGGCCCGGCTAGACCCCAGACGGGCAAGTTGGCTGGCATGACCGGACGATCTGACCCCGGATTCACCCCGTCCTTGCAAGACAGACACGATTCCAGAGGCTTCCTCAAACATTGAGTCAATTTCGCTGATCTCACGGAAGAGATCTGGCGGCATTTGCGGGGATAGCTTCTCAACCTTGGCGCTTGGCATATCGGTCGCCAAGATCCCGCCTGCACGGTTCAGCGCAAAGTTCTTTTCATCCAGGATTCCAGTGAACCCGATCAGAGCCGTAGGTGGGCTGACTTGCTTGGACAGGATGTCCAGAATCTCGGTCATGCGCTTGTTACGCATCTGCTGGAGATAAATCAGCCGGGATACTTCTGACTGACCCCAGTAGTAATCGTAGAGCGGCAGCGGGCAAACCTGGATGAAGGGCAGCTCGCCTTTCAAGAAGACGGTTGCTCCAGGACGGTCGTAAATGATGACATCAGGATCTGCGCGGGTGACCACTTGGTAGTCATCAATCTCATCATTCCAGACCCAGAGTTCCGTCATCTCGACGGTTTCTTCTGCGACTTGTGCTTTGTAGCGGTTGCCGCCAGACAAGTCTAGATTGACGTTCCCGTAGAGTGTTGGGTCGGTCTGGCTCATGATGATGCGCTGCACACCGTTAGCGACTTCCGTGCGCTCGTGCTGCATATACGACACGCGCTCTACGATCTTTTCCCGTTGCGGGTGGCTGTAGAGACGGTTGTAGAGTTCAGACTTCGTGATGTAGTAAGTCTGAATTATTGCTTCTTGTCGGTCTGTGTATGCAGTGTCTTCTCGCAGGACACCGATGCTGGCCGGTTCCACGAGATACGGATGAATACCGTTTCGATAAACCAGTTTAATAAAGGTGCTGTTGTAGCAGAGAGACCATGAAACCGCTGTCGAGAATACTTGGTCAGCATTGCTGTTTAGCCATTCATCGTTGAGTGCGCGGGTCAGGACCGGCAACTTAGCCTGTTCTTCATCTGGGACTGCCGCACCCAAGTCTATGGAGAATCGGGTGGTTTCGGCAGAGTAAAGAAAGGATGACAACTGATCTATGTGGGGATAGATCTTGTTGTACATGGCCGGTGCTTCGTCCGGACCATTGCCAAACAGATACCACGAGCGAAGACCTCCGTATTCCGTGCGGCGCTCTGGCATGGAGACGCTGCATTTGTGAATGAGGTCTAGGTAGAAGAATTCTCGTTCTACCGGATCGCTCGGGATTCTCATGGTGCTATTGCCAAGTTCTCATGGTCAGCAATGTAACTCGCGGCCTTTGGTCCCGTCAAATTACCAGTTTCTTTGGGGTTAACGCCAACGGATTCTCCCCGAACGGACTTGGCAACTTGTCCGGCAAGGGCTGCTTGCATATTGATGTTCTGGAAGTTCCCGCCCCAGATTGCAGCATCACCTGGGCGAGCCTCTTTTTCTTTTGGCTCGTCAGGGACTTGGTGGTGATGGTAACCGGCTTGGGTATCGCCTTCACGGGTGGACTTGATGTCTGACATTTGGAAGTCTTGGGCAAGACCTTTGAGGTTGCGGTCTGCCTGTTTTGTTTTATCTGATTTGATTGCAACTGGTTTTAGGAAAACCATATTGAGTTCTGCTGTACAAAATTTGATAGGGCATTCAGGCTCATAAGATTCGAAGAGGCCGTGAGAAGCGCAAAGATAGTCGTGAAGTACGCTCATGATTCGTCCAAAGTAGGATAAGAGTAATCGTGACGATTACGGGGGCCGATAGATAATTTGAATCCGTCAGGGGAGTTCACGATCCCCATGTGCGAGAAGATAGCAGGTTCTGCAACCTTGCGATAGTCAACGTAGGTAGTCTTGTCTTTTCTCCTCATGATCTTGACCCGACCGTCTACCCAAGCCTTGTAGGCAGCAGACACCCGGCGCTGGGTGGTCTCAGACATGGGTGTGATCTCGTAGATGAAAACGTCGTGCAAGAGGTCTTTGGAGATACCGCAGAGGTCAGCAAATCTCTGGATGGAGATCCCACGTTCTTTGTCTCGCAGGAGTTTGCCA